GAGACAAGCCTCCAATTGTGTGAATGAGGCCCATTCCGTAGAATCCGAAGCCCGGAAGGAACTTGTAATGCACAAAATAGGCAATTTTTGCCTTCATCGGGTCGTTTTCGCGATAATTTCTACGAATCGACAGCACTTTTCCGTTGTCTTCGCTGATTGTGACGATATACGGGATCTTTATGCCCGTTGGTTCACCGTCATTGTCCGTATCTTCGTACCCTTCAAGGTCCAAATCGACGTGGCACTCCAATAAAGTGCAGTCATAGTCAATACCAGTGGATTTTGTGCCGTCAATATAGTCAATTTCGTCCGAAACAGACGTGCTTTCGGGCTGAGAAGGCAAAACGGTAATGTCACGATAGAATCCACTGACCTGTTGCTTGCGTAAATCGTTCAAAGACATCCGAACCGTATGTGTAATGTTAGGACAAGTCTCCAAATCGTTGCTCTCATACGGTACAACAAGGTGTTCAGCAGGTATAAACTTGGAAACCGGCCTGCCCAGCGCGTCATCAAAGTAGACTTTCTTGAAAGTAGAGCCTGCCAAAGGCAAATAAAACAGCATCTGGTCAAATTCTGGGGTGTATTCCTCCATCACATTGGTGATGTAGTAATTCATAAACCCTTGAACACGCGATGCCTGCTCTGTTTTGGCTCTGGTCTGTGACCCGAGGACCGTGGTGCGTACAGGACCGTCCGCTGGTAGCAGTTCATTAAACGCCTGCGCTTGAAACTGGACCGCTGCTTCCGCCAAAAGCGGGTGTGTTACACCAGTTGCGCCCCGAAAAGGCTCTGTCCGCTCTTCGTAATTGAAGCCAAGCAGTTCAAGGCCCTTGGAATACGCATCTTCCCAATCCTGTCGGGAAGCTTTGTTAGATCGATACTGGTCAGTAAGCTCGTTTGATACCTGAGCCAAGACAGAATCCGGCAAAAACTCCGCCAGATTGTCGTAAAAGTCGTCTTCTCGGTCCCTGCTACGCATGGGATCGAAGTCTACTGAGGCACCACCATCATCTTCTTGGATTATTTCTATGCCTTCGATGTCCGTAATCCGTGACATCTCGTTGGGCAAAGCCTCTACCTCGACCGCCTCTACATCCTCGTCTGACAACAAACCGCCTTCGCGGTCCATCAGAGATACTTGGGGTGTGTCACCGTTTGCCATCTATGCTGTCTCCCCTAACGTGATTACCTCTGGCGGTACATCTTTTCTACCACCGGGTCCTCCTGCTGTTTTGGTGCTCTTACACGTAGCCCTGCCATTTACAAAAGCTAGTGTATACCCTTCTGGGCATTGATACATTTGATTGGCCGCTAATCCGTACTGACCTGGTGAAGATGCCGCCGCACCCGTGTTCACGTTACCTACCGGAACATCTTCTTGGAACCCGACTCCAGAACCTGTTGCGGTCGTCTGCGCTCTTTCTCCGAAGGTCAATGCTGGTCGAAACTGTGACATGTCAGCCACAGGCTTGAATATATCGGCCATATACTGGTTCTGCGCCTCTTCTTCAGTCACCTGCTGGAACGGATAGAACGTTCGTCTGAATTGCATGTCCTGACTGCTTGGATAACCAGACGTGTAGTCAGTTATCGCATCCGATACATCAAAATTTGGTTGACCTAAGAAACTCATGATGCCGGTCGGTCTTTGTGGCACTAGACCCAGCGTCGATCTGGGTATGACTGTCCCTAGATCCGTGGGCGTTGTAAACAGAGGTCCGGTATCTGCATCGGCAGCCGCTTGTAAGAGTTCACCTTGTGTTGGAGCTTCGTAGATGGGCGTTGGATCTGGCGCAACTGCCAGTTCTGCCTCAAGTGCAGCAGCGTCCGCATCTTGTTGTTTGAGTGTCGCGTCCAGAGTCAAAGTCTCTATCGTAGCTGAGTCAGCACCGTCGATAGTTGCCTGAGACAAATTCTGGTTTGCCACATCGGCAACGACCTGTTTCTGAGTGGCCTTTTCGATCTTATCTGAAGCCGACTCTGTTCGAACTTCTTGCGTTTGTGTTTGAGCTGCTTGGGATGCTGCCTGTTCTTGTGCCAATACCTCTGCTGCTGTTTGTTGGGCAGCGGCTTGTTCTGCTGCAATCTGCGCTTCAAGTTGTTCCTGCGCGATACGCTGGGCTTCCTGTTGGGCCAGTAATTCTGCTTGTTGTCTTGCTGCTTCTTCTTCAGCAAGTCTTTGCGCTTCAGCCTCTGCGGCGGCTTGGGCTGCGGCAGCCTCGGCCTGACGTTGCTGTTCCGCCTGCGCTGCTGCTTGTTCAGCGGCCAGTTGCTCTGCTGCTAGTCGTTCTTGTTCGATTCTTTGTGCTTCTTGTGCAGCAGCAATCCGTGCGGCTTCTTCTGCTGCAAGTCTTTCGGCTTCAATACGCGCTGCTTCTTCGGCTGCGGCTTGAGCGGCAGCTTCTTCAGCAGCCTGTTGTGCGGCGATTTCTTCTGCCGTAGGTCCGGTAGGACCCGTCACCAAAACGCCGGGTTCGAAGGGTGTTTGTCCGGGGGCCGTGGCTCCCATTTCGGCAGCACCTTCCGTTGTTTCATAACCCAAAAAGTCGGTTGGTCGTGCGCCTGTCAGAGCTTGTGCTACCGGTGTAACTGCTGTCCTTGTTGCCAATCTTTCTGCCGGGCTTTGTATTGCCACGTTTGTCTGTGCTGCCGGTGCAGGCGGTATATTCGCCAGTGCAGCAGAAATAGCAGACTGATCGACATCTATGTCAGGTATACGCTGCGGTCCTCTGAAGCCAACGTCCCGCATACCCGGAGCACCGCCCCGAAACATACCCTGCGGCGTTCCACGTGGAACACTCATTCTTGCTAGTGGTCCGCTGCTATAGTTTGACAGCAAACCAGATAAGCCTCTGGATAGGACAGGTTTTCTCATATTGTTCACCATACCACCGTTTGCTTTTTCAATCTGCGCTCTTTTTCTAAGGCCTTTACCTCTGATGTCGTCAAAACTTTTTTGTCTTTCCTCCCTACTAAGTTTATTTTGTAAATCAGAGTACACCTGCTGCATCGCTTCCGGAACAATACTTATCCCACGATTTTGTGTAAGTTGTTTGAAAAACTCATCTGCTTCAGATTCTAAATATTCACTTGTCAAATCTTCTTCGCGCACCCTGCCTGTCTTAATGTCGAAAGCTAAACCATCTCTTACAATGTCGTAAACTTCCGGATATTTTTGTCCTAATTCATATTCTCGTCTTTCTAGGCGTCTCAAACGATCCGCAATATTAGCTACGTCTATTTCAAACTCATCTTGTGTTTCTCGCGCATCACTCAACACCGGAACAGGAGAATCGTTGCGGGGAGAAAAATAAGTTCGAATTGTTGGTTGGTCGTAGCTTTGAAAAATTTTTGCAAGTTCTGGGTTTTTTTCTATCGCTGCTTTTACCGTTATCTCTTCGAAATATTGATTACGCTCCGGATCGAATGTGTACCCTCGCTCCTCCATAAGCGGATCTCGGAATGCTTCACCACCTCTAAAAAACCCCTCCGGCAACTTTCCATCGGGACCCACCTTGTCACGAATCTCCTGCTCAAGTCGTTCGACTTCTTGCTGGTCCTTCATTCGTTTTTTTTGGATTCTGGCTCTGACAGGCGGGGTGGGGTTTTCGATCTCAAGCTCACGGTCAGCTTTTGCAACCATGCCCCTCTTCTGTGCGAGTTTCAGCATGAGCTGACGCAGTATACTAACCATAATAGGATTCCGCCGTAATCGTCATCTGTTTACCTTCGTAGTCCCCCCACGTGTCATCACTGGGCAGACTAACAAAATTTCCTTGTCGATACCTCATCAACGCCTGCGTGGTGCTATCCACTAAGTCGTCGTGCGTCCCATTCGGAAACGCAGCGCATTCCTCAATAACCTCATGTGCCCAAGATTCATCAGGAGCGTAGATCATGCCAGCTTCAAACAACGGAGACACAGCATGTGCTCTCGACAGTTTATCCGTACCTCGCGCTGGCGTAAAGTTCACAACAGGCACACCAATCTGCCTCAACTCGTGGGTCAGAGGGGTCCCTGTAGCCTTCGCCTCCACAATCACGGTCTCCGGCTCCCAATACTTATACTCCTCAAGCGCAACCTGTTTCAACTCTGGAAAGTCCCATCGACCCTTCTTTGCATCCAGTAATATCAGAGCCGCAGGTCCGCCAGCCTCTTCCGGGTAAAACACACCCCACGTCGTAATCGCACTGTAGTCTGCTGTTTCGCGTTTCGAGAACGCCGTATCGTAGCTCTGTATTACATACTGAAGATTCGGGACACTCGCACCTTCCCAGATCTTCCACCACTCGCGTTTCAGAATAGCCAGACTTTCAGATGTCGGAGCCTGCTGATACTGAGCATTCCACTGATACGGGGGTATCGAAGCTTTTACACTTTCCAACTCCTCCCGTTTCCAGAACTCGGGCCACGTGGGTTCGCCACTCGGTAATATGGCAGGTAGTTCGACGACCTCCCACTGATCTGCGTGGGGGTCCCTAGCCATTTGACGAATCAGGTTTCCTGTCATGTCCTTCTCGGACCACCGGGTTTGTACCAGAACTATCGCGCCACCAGGCTGCAATCGCTGACGAGGCCCCGCCGTATACCATTCCCAAGCATTCTCAAACCCACTCGCGGACATCGCGGTCTGCTCAGAGTGCGGATCGTCAATAATAATCAAATCACCACCACGGCCCGCCAAGTTCGAACCAACGCCCACGGCGTAATACATACCACCAGACTTCGTGTCCCACCGACCAGACGCCTTGCTGTCCTGTGACAACTGCGTGTTTTCAAAGATCTCCTGATACTCGTCCGTCTCCAAAAGGTTTTTGACCTTACGACCAAAGTTCACAGCCAACTCGGTCGTGTGGGTGGCTTGAATGATCTTCATATCCGGCTTGCGACCAATCATCCATGCAGGAAACAAATACGATGCGAACTCAGATTTCGTGTGTCGCGGGGGCATGTTGATGATCAAACGGTTCAACTTGCCCTGTGCAATCTCTTCAAGCTTCTCGGCAATGATGTGGTGGTGACGGCCCGCAATGAACCCAGGCCACATGCTACGCACAAATGGTAAAAATTCCTGGTGACAAGCTTCAACCTTCTCCAACTGCTTTAGACGCAGTTCTAAGCGGAGTTTTTGGGTCTCTTCGGCAGTGTCCAAGGCTAGATTCATAGGGGTCCCAGACCACGGATCTCGGGGCAGAATAGCAGGTTTTTTTGCCAGTGAAAGCCATTCTTATTTTTTTGGTAATTGTTTGCGAAAAAGTTGCACAGGTACACGTGCCCGCACACGCGCCCGGGTGCCGCGCTGCGCGCGCCGCCGCCGCCGGATCGCTGCGCGCCGATTAGCCTCAATTCGCCGGGGGACCCTAGCCCGGTTCACGTTCCGCGCG